AAGGCAATTTATCTAAGTGGTTGGCAAGTGGCTGCTGCCAACAACACAGCACTACAGACATATCCAGATCAAAGTTTATATCCTGTGAACTCAGTACCACAGGTTGTGCGTGGCATCAACAATGCTTTCCGACGTGCTGACCAGATTGAGTACTCGGAAGGTCTGGTAGACACAGATTACTTCTTACCCATTGTAGCAGATGCCGAAGCAGGCTTTGGTGGAGCACTCAACGCATACGAACTCATGATGGCCATGATCGAAGCAGGAGCCGCAGGCGTACACTTTGAAGACCAATTAAGTTCTGAAAAGAAATGCGGTCACCTGGGCGGCAAGGTCCTGATCCCCACTAGCCAAGCCATTCGTAATTTAAATGCTGCTCGCCTAGCCGCTGACGTAGCAGGAGTAGACACAGTTATCATGGCTCGCACAGACGCAGAGTCAGCAACACTGATTACATCGGATCATGATCCGTTGGACAAGGATTTTATTATCAATGAACGCACTGAAGAAGGCTTTTACAAATTTAAAAACGGGCTTGATGCTTGTATTAGCAGAGGTCTTGCTTATGCCCCTTACGCTGATCTCCTTTGGTTTGAAACTTCAACACCAGATATCGCACAGGCTAGAAAGTTCGCTGAAGCCATCCACGCACAATATCCTGACCAAATGCTTGCTTATAACTGTAGCCCTAGTTTTAATTGGCGTAAGTTTTTGAGTGTAGACGAGTGCGAAACATTCCAACGCGAGCTTGGCCAATTGGGTTACAAATTCCAGTTCATCACACTGGCAGGATTCCATTCAGTTAATCTTGCTACCTTTGAGTTGGCCGAAGCGTATCGTGAGCGAGGCATGGCCGGCTATTCAGAAATGCAGGAACGTGAGTTTGCCGCACAAGAACGTGGCTTTACCACTGTGAAACATCAGCGTGAAGTTGGTGTTGGATACTTTGATTTAATCTCAGAAGCAGTGGGTGCCACATCAACAGTGGCTAACAAGCATTCAACAGAAGCACATCAATTTTGAGGAGACACAAATGAAAGCGATAGTATGGAGTAAGTATCATTGTCCTTATTGTGATCAGGCCAAGGCATTGTTATCACAAAAAGGCATTGAATTTGAAGAGCGTAAAATTGGTGATGGTTACACCAAAGAAGATTTGTTGGAGGCAGTGCCCACTGCTCGCACAGTACCACAGATTTTCTTAGATGATCAACTGATCGGCGGTTTTACAGAACTCAAGCAACATCTAACTGAAAGAGCAGAATGAATTTTACAAACGATCAAGTTTATACCTTTAAACTTAATTCCAGCGAAGAACTAGTGGCCCGTGTTAAAAAAGTCACTGACTCATGGATTGAAATTGAAAATCCTGTGATGGTTGCTCCTGGTCCGCAAGGCCTGGGGCTGGTACCCGGAATGTTTACCGCTGATCCACAAGAAAACCCCCGACTAAATATTAACAGTGTAGCAATTTACGCACCCACTGATGACAGTGTGCGTAATCGGTATCTTGAAGCCACCACAGGAATCAAAATACCCGACAAAAAAATTATCATGGGGTAATTCATGGCCGGCAAACCAGTACAGCGACAAGGTGACTTTAACAGCAAAGGAGGCATTGCTCTAGGCGGTGTAAATTCTGTCAAAGTCAATGGCCGAAACATCGCTGTAGCTGGTATGACAGTGACGCCACACCCGCCCTGCCCAAAAAGGTTTCAACATTGTGTGGCCAAAACCACAGTGACAGGAGCCTCGTCTACTGTCAAAGCCGCTGGTCAAAGAATAATTCTATCTGGTGGCACGGATAGTTGTACAGATTCAAGAAAAGGCGGAAGCCCCAACGTTAAGGCAGTTTAATGGCAGCAGTTGGAAGTTATAGTTCGTTACAACTTGTTGCCGGTGCTGCCATTCTAGGCAACGTCGGCGGCTTGCCACTGACTTCCAATGCCTGTGTGGTCAATAATATTTCCACCTATCAAAGTTTGACCAACGCCATTGGTTTTTCTTTGGTATACGGAAACCTAACCGCAGCAGGAAACAGCGTGGCCAACACAGTGATTTTTTCTGCTGAATCTTTTCCTGTGTTGACCAATCTATGGCCCACTGCGTATATTCCTCCGCTGAGCAATGACACTTTGGCCACCACGTTCATGACCGACTTCAACGGTAACATCATGGGCAATGGTAACCTAACACAGTTTGAACAAGTGTTTGGTCTAGCTGCTGGTTACGTGAATCAACAAAACCAGATGATTAATTCTGTGGTCAACGCCAACAGTCAAAGTGCCAATGTAGTTTATCAAAATCAAAACAACGTCAGTACTGGTGGGCTGAGTCAAATCACTCTGTCACCGCAGTTGTTTGCTCGTGATGTAGTGAATCTTGGCACTGCCATCGACTTAAACAACTTGCCCAATTTGGGCAGTCCCGAAGCATTGTTGAAACAGATTGCCCAGGTCACAAGAATTTCAACTCCGTTGTACAATGCCTTGGTACAGAATGGCATACCACAGAACACAGTGGATACAATCCTGGCCAGCAATCTCAGTGATCGAGAACAAAAAATTGTTTACCGTGTGATGGAGCAAATCAAAGGTAATGTGCTCACTGAAATTCTAGGCGTATTGCGTGTGACCACACAAGGACTTGAAACCTTGGCTGATATTTTGAATCCAGTCAAGGCATTCCCCAACAGCTACACCACACTAACAGCTCCAACCAGCAATGGCACTCGTGCTATCTACATAGGTTCTACCACCAATGTCAACACAAACCTTGAGACCACGCTGCCAGCCTATGTGTTGAAGCCACTGGAAGGTCTTGCTGTGAGCAAGAACACATATCAAAGTCTACAAAAGATTATTCCTCCTGATCAAGCCTTGGCCAACAAAGCACTACAGGCCGGCTTGGAAACAGTGACATCGGTTCAAAACACTATATTGGCTGTGCTGGGAGCCAACAGTTCGGGCATAGAAACCATGAAGGGGTTGACACAGATTGAAACGTTTACCACACCTGTGCCAACCAACGTGGCAAGTTTTTGGCAAAGCATGGCCAACGGCACAGGCAACAATGGCACCTACTTGTTGGGAGACTTGATTGGCAGTGCTGCTGGCTGGGTCTTGAACAACAATTTTGATATCATTATACCCATACTTCAAGCATCGGTCACAGCCAACAGCTACGGCGAGTTGACTACGTTGTACACAACCATGAACAACACATTGACCGGTGTGTATGATACTGGCAATGCTGTGGTCATTCCAGGAGGATTGCCGGGTGCTGGAACTTACATTGATATCACAGATGCGTTTGTGGGAGGGTTGATTCCAGCATCAACATCTGTGTACGCAAACATTCCCAACAGTGCGGATCTAACACGAGCAGAGGCAGCATGGGGTAACATTGCTGCTCAAATGGCTGGACAAGTCACAAACTGTAACAACGCAGGAATCAGTTTTGAAGAAATTGCCAATGTCACCGGCACCGCACAAGGACTGGTCAACTTACTGCCCAGTTATGGCCTAGATACTGTTGAATCGGGCACTGCTTGGTTCTTGGAAAGCACTGCTGTGATCAGTACCCAAGGCGGTCAAGCCATTGTGGGAACCATGCGTGAAGCCCGAAACGAACAGCGTCTGGCTTCAGCAAGTCTACAAACCAATATCACTGTGAGTGACTTGCCCCCAGTGCCCCCAACCCCAGCACCACTGATGAGTGCTCGCTACACGGCACAAGAATCTGCCAACATAAAAATCAACTAAAAGTACTACATTTTAAAAGTAGTACTAGAGTATTACAATTTTAGTACTACTTTTTGTTTGGTTGACCCAAAATCGTCATTTTGCTATAATAATGACATGATGAAAAGAAAACGCCGTCAAGATACCAAACACGCTGTCTACGTGATCACTAATACTGTGACCAACGAGCAGTACATTGGCATCACTGTATGCGGACAGCAAGTGCGACAAGCCCTAAAAGTTCGCATTCAGAAACACATCCGTCGTGCCCTGACTGAAAACAAAGACTGGGCTCTGTGCCGTTCGATCCGTGAATATGGTGTGGCTGCTCACACCTATGGCGTGGTTGAATTGGTGCGTGGACGCAAGCCTGCTCATGCTCGTGAGCGTGAACTCATCCGTGAGTTTGCTCCGGCACTGAACACTCATTGAGCAAAACGGTTGACCAAAAATCACCGTTTTGCTATAATACACAAAAGGAGCCAGAAAATGCTAGTAAACTACACTAACCAACCTCAAGAGTTCAAAGGTAAACTGTACGATCAACGCCACGGCGGACCGTTTGATCGTGGTGCGGCTGATTCCTATTATAATCGCCCCCGTCGTCCGCATTTTTTTACAGATGCTACCTATCTCAGTGATGAAATCGAACAGCGTTTTATGACTCGCGATCAAATCGCAGAGTACATGGCTGGCTATGATTTTAATGAACAATTTGGTGGCAAAAAACAGTGGGATTGACAACGAACCTGTGATCTGTTATACTACAGTATCTCTACAAGGACTCACCTATGATAAACAAAGAAATTGAACTCCGACCTGGCGAAGGCAACTACTATCGTGCCATGGCATTCCATTGGCTCATTGTTGGGTTGCTTATTGTGCCAGTGTTTGTGGTCCTGTTGGTTGCTATCATCAATCCATTCTGGTTCAGAAATTCTTTTTTTGATCTAGTTGAACGTGGCGTGAACCGGCTGAGTCGCTGGCGAAACTACACCAAATATCATATCTACTTGGGTGCTGATCCCAAGATGTGGCACACTTTGAAAGGCGATCTATGAACGAAGCCCTGCGTGAAATGGCCATTCTGGCCGGAGCCCCTGAAGAGGTCATTGACACTCTTTGGTTCAATGTTTTTTGCCAGCAGTTTGCTCATTTGATTCTGCTGGAAGTTGAGAAGGAATACGAATGACCATGCCCGCTGGCCGATACTACGTCGGTGACCTTTGCTATGTTATTGGTGATGATGCAGTGTGGTCGGAGATCTGCGAACTCACCATGCCCTACAATCCCGAAACCAAGGATGTAGATTATCGCGACGGAGAGTTCACACTCAAGGACGGACGCCGCATTGTGATCTACAGCACCAAATATGGCGACGGTGGCTATCGTAGCAACCTAGGCACTTACCATGCTGTGGACGCTGGTGTAATTGGTGCCATGCTAGAGTCGGAATGTGATTCCAAGTATGAGCACATTGCCGACCTGGGTGCGTTTATCGACTTCCCCGAACCCTGGGAACACTCCGGCGGACGCTGGACCAACTATGAAACCTGGGACGGTGTGATTCACCTGGGCCATGTTGCTATTGCCACTGGCGACAGCGATGAACAAAGTCATTCGTGATGGATTGGTTGCTGTGCTATACTCGCCGGGCTTTGGTGCTGGCTGGTACACATGGAACACCAGCCATCCAGAAATCTTGTTTGACCCTGCCGTGGTTGAGTTGGTAGAAGCAGAGCGTTGGGAAGAGTTACAAGCCTATGTAACTCTAAAGTATCCTGACATCTATGCCGGAGGCATGCGAGAGTTGGAAGTTGCGTGGATACCACAAGACACACAGTTCCGGGTAAACGAATACGATGGTTCGGAAAGCATTGAAACTCGCGACACTGTAGATTGGATCACAGCATGAACGAAAAACGTCGAATCATAGGCTACAGACTGGAGCCAATGTATGAAACTCCACGTGGCGTAATGACTACGCGGGCCTTTGTGCTGTGCTCAAGTTGCCGGGGTGTTATTTCTACCACAAGAGGCCCACTCGATAGATGTTTATGCTTGAAGTGTATAGACAAGTTAAATGTATTCAACAAGTTATCGCAATGACCAGCGTTCCGTTACCTGAAAACTACGGCAGCATTGATGCTTTGAGCAAATGGCTCCAGCAACATCTTCCGCACGAATTTCACGTCGACGGTGATGTTCGTTGGAAGATTATAAGTGGATATTACGAATGGCATATTGTTTTCGTTCGTGACCATGATGCAACTCTTTTTAATTTAAAATGGCCTCGATGATCTATTACAAAATTCGAAACAAAAATCATCCTGATCTGTTTCGCAAGGCCGACGGCTCTTGGAATGGCTCGGGCAAGGTCTATGACACCTTGGGCAAACTTCGTGCTGTAATTACCAACAAAATGAATAGCTATTCGGACCACAGTCGCCAAGAAGTTCAAAACTGGGAATTTGTAGAATACGAAGTCACAGTCAAAGAAGTCAAGCAACTAATTGATGTTGTTGACAAGAAAAAAGTTTGGGCGCTCCTAAAGAAGTAAGGAAACACACAGAATGAATCAAGCATTTCAACAACTCAGTCTTGAAGCGGGCGGAGCACACTATCCCACCATCAATCCGGATCTTCAGCAACGGTTTGGTGAGTTGATTGTCAAAAAGATCTTGCTACGCATTGAACATGAGATTGGCCTAGCATATGACTACGAAGAAAGTTATGCCATTGCTGTGCTACAGGCCATGGCCTTGGAAATTTTAGATGAGTTTGACATGGAGCTAGGAAGAGATGATGAACAAGTTTAGACCACGAAACATACCTAAGTCTTACGTCCTACGTCAACGACTCAGGACTGGACGTTCTGAAAACTACAACTGGCAAACACGAGTCAAATGGTATCCAGCAGGCTGGGGAGTCAACAAGAAGGTGATTGGCGATCAGTTTTCTCGTCTACACTATCTTGCTTGTCATGCACCTGGTCCTGTTCGAAAGAAGTGGTGGCCTGCTTACAGTATGTTTATGTCTCGACTCTTTGGTCCTGCTGGCCGAGCCAGTATGCGTTATCTAGATAACTGGAGTGCTCATCGCTGGTTGTAAACTCAAAGTACTACTTGACCAATAATGCCCTTTTTGCTATAATATAGGCATAGACAGCAAAAAGGAGCCCAACATGGGATACAAGGTTGTAGACACTGTGGACCAGATGCGCCAAAAATACGGTCCCAGAAAGGGACTAGAAGGTCCGTTCAATTTCTCGGGTCGAGTGTTGTATTATGACAACAAGGAAGGCTCCTACTATGATCCCACCACTGACTTCTACGTGAGTCAGGAAGAAATGGACGCAATCAACCAGCACTTCTACGAAGTGCTGAAAAAGTAATACTTGGGTATTACCATGTCACTGTGGGCCCGCATCAAGCATCAAGTACTGTGGTACTACCATCGTAGTAAGTTTACAGTGGTTGAGTGGATTGTGGTTGTCGCAGTGATCTTTTGGTTGACCGAAAAAGCCATATCGCTTATAATATAGACATACAGACACAAAAGGAGCCTCAAATGCGTAAGCAACGACTGATCACCGGTTTCAATAACAGCCAACGCATTCGCGTGATTGTGGATGGCGTGGGTTTTTACACCACAGTGGGCGGCACGTCAGACATCATGACCCGTCGGCATCGCATGGCAGTTCAAACTGCCCTGATGAACATGAATGCCAACGGTGGCACCGGTTTTGCGTTCAATTATCAGTACTACGAAGGTACTACCGACAACAACGCCTGTACAGTGCCTGTTCAAGTGGATCTGCTGTAATACTTGAGTATTACATTTTGTGGTTGACCCAAAATGCCCATTTTGCTATAATATAGACATACAGACACAAAAGGAGCCGCAATGCTAACGACCAAACAAGTCCGTGCTATTATTGCACAACACCGCAACGACACCTACGGGGTGTATACCAACAAGACTACCGGACACACCGGGCTCAACCGCCGTGTTAAGTGCTACTACCGCGGTAATGCCCGCCTGCTTATGGCACTGCAAAAGGCTGCAGGAGTGGAGAATGTCAAACTGACTAGCGGCGGAAGCCATTACCGCGCCATGCCCGGCATTGTG